AAATCTCTGATCATGAAAAATTCCTCACTTTGTATCATTGCTGCGTCTCCTCCCAAAGAGAAGACTACGTTTTTTGTGGGGATTTTTCAACCGTTTATTAAGGGTATTTTAGCACCGATTCTTACACTGGGGGACAAAGGGGAGTGAACGTATAATCCAGAACATAGCAAACCTTCTGAGAACCCGCAGGTATGAGGTGGCATATGACCGGACGCTTGGCCTTTCGGGAGATTTTATAGACAAACCGTTAGACCAGGCTATAGCCATAGCGGCAGCAGAACTGTCCGATCTAATAACTCAACGTGAACCCCGGGCTTCACTGATCGAGGTGCAGTCTGCCAGCACTGATGAGGACGGTAACATTCAGTTCAAGGTGGTGGTGGAAATATGAGCGATATAAATTTTGTGACCGTTGACAGCGGGGAAATCCTTAATAACTTGATAAAAGCCTTTGAGGAGCATATGGGCGAAACACTTTATCCTGGGGATGAGCGCCGGCAGTTTCTATATAATTTTGTCCCGGTGCTGGTCTCGGCATATAATTCTATAAATAATACCGGCCGAGGAAACCTCCTTCGTTATGCTTCAGGAGAAGTGCTGGACAGCCTGGGGGAATTTTGGGACTGTACCCGGCTGCCTGCACAGAGGGCAAGAGTAACATTAAAGTTTTCACTGTCCGCAGCTCAGACATCCAGCACACACATACCTGCCGGAACGCGGGCGACTCCTGACGGGACTATATATTTTGCAACTCTGCAGGAACTTGTCATACCTGCAGGGCAGAATCAGGGGACAGTCACGGCAAAAGCCCAGGCAGGTGCACAGCTTAATTTTACCAGAATAGCGGTGGGGGACGGACAGCTTGCAGGACAATCAATATCGGATTTGAGCATAAGTGATATAACAATATATGCTGTAGATAAAGAGACTAATATAGTAACATCTTCAGGCACCACTGTTAATATCGAACAAGCCGTACAGTTGATTAATAAAGTTGTTGAAGTTCAACTTGAAAACACCTCATTGCAGAAAAGAGTTGATGACATAACGATAGCAATAACTGCTTTAATGGGAGGTGCTATATAACATGCCTATATGGAAAAAGAACATATTTGTAAATGCCATAAAAGCTAGGATGTTGCAGGAACGAAGGACGACGGAGGAAATTATTCGAGATTATCCAGCACTAACAGCAGAAGAGAAAGAAGAAATACTCAGCGCAATAGGGTAATATCACGACTCAAAGAGGGCTGTAAAAGACTCTCTTGTATTTTGCATAAACTTCTAATTATACCCTTATAAGAAATTAATTATCAGACTTATGTTAATCTAGATATTGAGGTATAATTTAGCAAAACATTAATTTGGAGGTAGAAACGATGAGAAGATTTGGTAAGTTAGCGGGGTTTTTTGTTGTTTTTATAGCAGTTATTGCAGCGTTTTGTAATGTTAGTTTTGCAGCGTCTGTTGGTCAGGTTTCAGCCAATCCAGATCAAGGATGGAGAAGGTATGATGATACAGATAGCAGAATAAAATATTCCGGCAGTTGGTTAACTGAAAATGTCTCAAGTAATTATAATTCAACTTCACATTATACTTCTACGTCAGATTCCAATTATACTTTTAAGTTTGTTGGTACAAAATTCAGAATTATAGGAGTAATTAACCAAGACCATCCGACAAACAACTCTATATCTATTGATGGAAATATTTACACAATGTCAGAATATGCAACATCATTACAAAGAAAAATCATTTTATACGAAGAAACTAATTTATCCTTTGGAACCCATAGTGTAACTGTTACAAGCAAATCAACTGGGAAGTTTACACAAATTGATGCCATAGATATTGATGAAACTGGCTATTTAGTTGATATTAACACACCAGATGCCCCGACAAATCTAAATGCAATATCTGGCAATAAAAAAGTTGACTTATCCTGGGGTTCCGTAGAAGGAGCTGCAAGTTATAATGTTAAACGGGCTTTAACTGCAGGTGGCCCGTACACAACAATTGCAACAACATCAGCCATTACATATATAGATTCAAATGTGAATAATGATGTTAAGTACTATTATGTTATATCCGCTGTAGTAAATGGAACAGAAAGTCCTAATTCAAATGAAGCTTCAGCTACACCGACCGCTCCTGAGGTTATTGGCAACCCTGGAATCCTTGAAATAACCATGACAAATGGACAAATCAAGGAATATGATCTCTCAGGTGCAGAGCTTTTAGCCTTCTTGAACTGGTATGATGGTAAATCGGATGGCACAGGAAAAGCATACTATACAATAACAAAGAAGAATAATATCAAGCCTTTCTTAAGCAGAAAAGAATATATAGCATTTGATAAGATTTCAAGCTTTGAGGTAAAAGAGTATACAGAATAAAAAACATTAATTTAATAGGTTGATTAAACGGGATTACTCAGAAACGGGTAGTCCTTTTTAGTATGCATAAAAAAAGAAAGGGTGAAAATTAATGAAACAAGAAGGTAAGTTTATCTTAATGAATGGGGAAGAATTAAGAGCCCATATCGAAGAGATAAAAGGCACTAAGAAGTTCACAAACATCCAGCAGCACCACACGGCAAGCCCGGCCTACAAGGATTTCAAGGGCAATCACATTGCGTTGATGAAAAGCATGGGAAATTACCATGTAGGCAATCTTAAAATGAGTGAAATAGCCCAGCACTTTTCAACTTTTCCCGATGGTACTATATGCGTAGGGCGGCCGCTTACAAAAGATGGTGGAGGCTTCCTGAGCCCCGGGAACAAAGACTCGATCACAATAGAAAATGTCGGTAACTTTGATACTGACACAATGACCGAAGAACAAAAGCTAAGTATTATATTGCTTAATGCGCTGCTTTGCAAAAAGTTCAGTATCATCCCTTCTACAACCACGCTGCCATACCATTGCTGGGTACAGAACAAGTCCTGCCCCGGCACAAGATATTTTGGAGGCAACTCCAGGCAGGCCGCTGAAAAGGGATTTATTCCACTTGTAAAGGCAGCAGTGGAAAATTTGATGACCTATGAAGAGGCACTGAAAATAGTCGCAGGAAAAGCTGGAACGTCATATGAATTCTGGTTGAGGAAGAGAGGGATTGATCCCAGTTTTGAAGCCCTGATTATTAAGATTGCAAAAAGTTATGGAGGTAGACAGGATGGATAATATCAACGCATTCAAAATAACAATCGTAGCTGTATTCGCAGGGGTGTCAGCCTGGCTGGGCTGGTTCGGATGGTTGATAGTCGCATTTATTTTTTGCATGACTGTGGACTGGATAACAGGTTCCATGGCTGCCTGGAAACGTGGAGCATGGGAAAGCAAAACGGCACGTGAAGGCATCTGGCATAAGACCGGCAGTATCGTAGCAGTATTGGTGGCATTGATACTTGACTGGGTAATAGGCAACGTGATGAACAACATTCCTAATATTCAAATACCATTTTCATATACGGTACTGATAACCCCGGTGGTTCTGGTATGGTACATACTCACGGAGCTGGGGAGCATAATCGAGAACGCAGGAAAGATGGGAGCACCAGTTCCAGGCTTTCTGCGAAAGGCAATATCAGTGTTCAAAGGAACTGTTGATGCTGCAGGCGAAAAAGCAATCAGCGGCAAATAGAATCTGCCCTCAGGCATATTGCCTGGGGGTATATTTTTTTAGCCGTTAAACGAACATATGTTCGAAATATATTTTATTTTGGAGGATATTTATGAATAGTTTCATCGGATGGATAGGCGGAAAGAATTATTTGAAAAAGGAAATAACAAAGAGATTCCCTCAGGGCTTCAAGAGATATATAGAGGTTTTCGGAGGAGCTGCATGGGTACTTTTCTACAAGGATTCACATGCTGACATGGAAGTCTATAATGATTACAACAGCGAGCTTGTGAACCTGTTCAGATGCGTAAAGCATCACTGTGGTGAACTTCAAAAGGAGCTGCAGTATGTTCTGAATTCCAGGGAGATTTTTAATGATTTCAAATCTCAATACAACATGCAGGGCCTGACCGATATCCAGCGGGCGGCAAGATTCTTTATGGTACTGAAAACCAGCTACGGCAGCAATCAGAAAAATTTCGGCTGTATAAAGAAGAATATCGCCCACATGGCGGAGTACCTGGAGCATATAAACAAAAGGCTTTCCGGCGTGGTAATAGAAAATAAGGATTTTGAAAACCTGATCGAAGTCTATGACCGGCCAGATGCTTTCTTCTATCTTGACCCACCGTATTACGGAACCGAAAAATATTATCAGGCGCAATTCTCCGAGGAGGATCATGTGCGGCTTGCCAGTGCTCTGAAGAACATTAAAGGTAAATTCCTGCTTTCATACAATGACTGTGAGTTTGTGCGGGATTTGTACCAGGACTTTCAGATAGAAGGAATTCAGAGAAACCATAATCTGGTTAATCGGTATGAGGGGAAGGAGAATAAGTATTGTGTAGGGATTATTAAGTGCAATTATACCTTTTGTAGGGACCAGGTGCATAAATTTCAAGGCCATGTTTACAAGCATACTCTTATTATTTGCGTTTCTTTGTTATTATCTGGAATGTAAGACTAATTCGAACGCATTAGCAAAAGATTACGAACAAATAAAGTTGATCATTGAGAATTGAATAATGAGGTACTTGTTATACCAAACAAATGTTGACACCAATTAATACCAATTGTAGTATAGATGTAATGGATTTCTGAATTATTACAGAGTTGTTTAAAATGCGAACCACCTATTATTTATATAATTGGTGGTTCGTAATGGGGTGAGTTACAAGTTATTGTTTATATTGATATATACAAAAGGAGGCAAAAATAATGAAGGCAAAAGAAACAAAGGACTTAAATATGGAGGGAACAAAGAAAGTCGATGGAAAAAAGACCCGAAAGAAGAACGAGCTTTTGTTTAAGATTAAAGAGAGCAAAAAAACAGCGGAAGTAGTGGGCATAAGAGATTCTTTTAAGACTCAGGCAGTTATCGAAATTCCGGATATGGTAGACGATTATCCTGTGACTAGCATTGGTAGAAGTGCATTTGCAACGCCCTATCTATGCAGAATAATCATTCCAAACGGTGTGACCATAATAAATGAAGATGCATTTCTTCTGTGTGTTAACCTAAAGCGTGTATCGATTCCCGACACTGTGAAGTGTATCAAAGATGGCGCTTTCTGTCCGGGGACGATCCTATCCGGTACAACGGAGTATATAAAGGCATATGCGGATATGAACAATTACGTCTTTGAACCGAAATAAAAGAATTCAGACTGAAATAAACAGTATAATCAGAAGTTGTTTTACTTTATAATGTTAAATAACAACAATCATTCTATTACCGCACATTCAGTAAACTTGAAATGCGGTTTTTTACTACCCATTTTAGTGCGTAGTTTGAACATTATGATACGAAAGGTGATCTTTAAAAACAGAATAGTGCGGTAGCGATTTAGAGTGATAATGATTAATTTAATTTTCTGGACCTTTAGGAAAAGTGTGTTTTTGAATTCATGCAACAATCCTGATTAATGACTGTTATATTCCCTATTTATTGCTACTATGTATAATTTATCAGAGAAACATAGTTGCTAATATATGTAAAAGATGTTAGTATTTTATGGATTACAGTTCCAATTATGATTACTATAAATGGAGGCTTTATGGGAAATGATTTAATGATAAACATTATAGGATGTATAATAATTGTAGTCTTATTAGGTCTAGCAGTTAACTCCTTACATTTAATAATTTCTGAGAAGATTATACAGAAAAGTGATAAAATTAAGCACATTATTATCGCAATACTATGTATCACTATGGCTACTGTACTTGTTGTATTTGGAACAAATAGAAATGTGCAGACTAATAATGCAAACAATAAACCAAATGATGAGGTTAGTAGTGAAAGTACAAGAGGTGTTGTTGACTCGATAAATACTTCTTTAGAACAACCAGTAATTGATTCTACCAAAAATAGTAGATCTCAAAAAGTTTCAGAAAAATCTGATTCACAAAAAAAACTTAGCATAAATAAACAAGATAATTTAGAAAAGAATACAATTAAACAGGCGCCAATAGATAACTATTCTGTAACAACAGGTGAAGCAGATATCGTCAACAGTAGTACGGTGACTTTGTATGGCAAAACTGGGGGATTTTATAGTAATATTGAAGAATGTGGCTTTATACTAGGTAAAGATAAGAATAAAATGGAAAGCCTTTACACATGTGGTGGTGTTAATTCAACAAATACATTTTTTATATCACCTACAAATTTACAAGAGTCACAAACTTATTATTACAAAGCTTATATAAAAGTAAACTCAAAATATTATTATGGTTCAGTACTGTCTTTTAGCACATCTGAAAATATTAGTATTAATAATTCTTCAACTAGTATAGAGGTCTATAGTATAACAACAGGTGAGGCAGATATCGTAAATAGTAGCACGGTTACTTTGCATGGTAAAATTGGCCAAATTAATGATAATATTGAAGAATGTGGATTCATACTCGGTAAAGATAAAAATAAGATGGAGTTTTTTTACACGTATGATGGAATTATTTCAACAGACACATTCGCTATATCACCAACAAATTTACAAGAATCACAAATTTATTTTTATAAGGCTTATTTAAAAATTAACTCCAATTACTACTATGGAGAAATACTATCCTTTTGTACAAATAAGTAAGTCATTATTAATCTAGTTGCTATCTATAATTGAAAATGTTCTTAATCGCTATATAGTTCTCCAAGATATATATACATACTTTAAAAACATATAATTGATAAATATTGTTTCAAAATAGAGGCTATATCATATGGCGGTAATAACTTATATTTGTTGTTATCTTTGACTGGTACGGTTCGCCTCCACCACATGATATAGGGTATGAGATCTGAACAAAAAAATTAGAAATGTTCAGATTTCATACCCTTTTCATTGCGTGAAAAGCTTGTTTGGCAAGGATTTCACGGTTTTGTAGAAATCCTTGTTATTAGAATTCATAATAACAAACATCGGAAAACTGTTATGAGAAAAGCGGAAAATACAACTTCCGAACCCCTGTTTCCAAAGATACCTAAATATTTCTTCCATACGGTTTGGCATCTTATAATTAATTGCCGCATGAGGTCTTTTCGTATTATAGAATGTAATATATTTTTCTATTCCCTTCTTAAATTCTGCCTCTGAACAGTAGCTGGTCTGATAGATTTCTTTTTGTTTGATGGATGAAAAGAAAGCTTCGGATACTGGGTTATCATGTGGCTTTCCAGAATTCGAAAATGATTGTACTACATTATAGTCACATAATAATTTTTGAAATGCGTAAGAAGCGTAGGGTGTGCCTCGATCACTATTAAAAATAATTGAGCTTGAGGGATTTCTTTGCACATATGCCTGTTTGAAAGTTGATGCCACCAGTTGCGTACTACTCCGTTTTTTTCCGTAATAAGAGGGGATGGCAGATTCATTTAGGATATTTGCTATTTGGCCAACAGCTAGTTTGTTCTCCTCGAATAATTTATAATCCCTTTTTTTTACAAAATAGGAGGATTTTTTTTGTTTTTGTAGAAAGAAATTATAAAATACAAACGATATATAAAATTTGAAGAAATTTTGTAGTATTTATGAAAGTAAATTAATAAAAATTTAGAGAATTTGAATTAATTTTCAGGGCGGATAAAAATCATGACTAGTGAAGAGGCATGGAAGAAAATAATTGATAAATTATCTATAGATCCTGATGATTATAAGAGTGTACCCCAAATTAATAGGATTCCGGTGTGGTTTAGTGCAAGTACTGATAAAGAATTTATCTTTATTAATAGTGCAAAGATGGAAAGCCCAAGTAGTAAAATAACTACACCGAGAAAGATTGTTTTTTCAGATTTTGATCAGGTATATGCGGTTTATGCAAGCTGGGCAGATGGTGAGAAGGGTGCTAGAAGTGAGGTTCGAAAGATATCAAGTAATACAGCATATATATTTGCACTTATTAAAGCATTACTTCAATCTTAA